CTTTCTACCGGTGTTCACCCCTGACAGCTCGGACATTGACCACGTGGTCATAAAGGCTCTGGCTGCTGCGAAACGTCCGGATTTTGATCTCCTGACGTTCGCCGCAGAGTTTCGCCAGACTCTGTCTCTGCTGTCTGATACTTACTCAAGGTTCTTCACCTTGAGTGAGAAGGTCGCTCGCCGCGCTGCGCGAAGGGAAGTTCGAAACTCCCGTAAGCGTCAGCGTCCTTACGACCCGAAAAAGGCGTTAGAATTATTCTTTCGTCTTTGGCTGGAAGCGAGGTACGGTTGGCGACCCTTGTTGTATGACATTCAGGGCATGGTGAAAGCGGTCGGACATGTGAATCAGTCCGGTATTGCGCGTCGCTCTGCTCGGCATGTCGTCCCGATTGAAGTGTCCGGAACAACTACTGGCGGCTCAGCAGACGTTAACTGGTCTGTTGAACGTGAGCAAGTTGGTGAGTGTCGTTTCCGAGCGGTGGTTTTCCACCAATCGGATATGTCACCTATCGGTGTCAATCCAGTTCTTACCATCTGGGAGGTTACCAAATACTCCTTTGTGATAGACTGGTTCATCGATATCGGATCGTGGCTGACAGCAATTACGCCACGAATCGGCTACAACGAGCTTGGTGTGTCTGTAAGCTGGGATATCGACTACACGGAGATCGTTACAACGACTCTGAGTAGTACCAGTAATTGGACGAATGGTTACGGCCCGCAGATCGTTAAACGAACTGTGAAGCAATATACCCGCCATCCGTATACTGGTGTCCCGGTTCCATCAATCCAAGTTAACCTGAACAAGCTGAAAGTCTTAGACCTTATTGGGCTCGTGTTTCAACACCAGTCCAAGATGTCTAGAATTTTAAGGCTCTAGTAAGGTTCTACCCTCAGGAAATCCAAAATGGATGTCAAAACCGCTGGTACTCTTTCGAGTACCACCACTGTAGCCACCAAGGTGGCGTCTGTGGAAAAGGACCGCGTGGTTCACAACCTGCCAGATCACACGGCAAAGGAACCTCGTGTCATCATCTTCAACCGCCAGCTTCCTGGCAGTGGAGATAAAGAGGTGCTCCGTGCCGGTCTCAAGACCGTGTACGGTGATCGCAACACTGATGGTACTGCCAAGTCTGGCAATATCATCGTGGAGACGTCGATTCGCATTCCCCAGGACCAGGAGCTTTCTCTCGCTTCTGGCTGTCTGGCTATGCACTTCGCCGTTTTGCGTGACCCTCTGATCATGGATGACGTTCTTGAAAGTGGTCTGATCCCGCTGGAGTAATATTGTGTCTCGATCTAATGAGCCACACTTTACATTTACCAGCGTTATCTTAGCACTGATCACGTTGTCATCTCTGGTGGTCATCCTGGTGAATTTCACCTTGATGGTTAACCGCCAGAGTCAAATGGTCACTTCACCACCAGCCGTTAACAACCCCGTTAGGAGTGTTATCAATGACGATTCCGTCAAGGAAGCAAAGCGCCACAAAGCTGAATACTCTTCGAAAGAAGAAGAAGCTCCGGGACTTGAATCCGGAGCTGAATATATCAGCGATTGATGTCGCGAGGTGGTTTATCCAGGGTAACTCTTGGAGGTTGCCAGATGATTTGAGCCGACCGTTGCTCGGGGCATTGCGCTCCCGAGACGTGCCGGCCATCAGGCGTCTCCTCTCCGAGTTTGATTCTCCACAGTTGTATGAGAATCCCAACGATTACTATGTAGTCGCCCAGTCCGCTGCTCTTCTCACGAAGGTCCCTTTCCCTTTTGGGGACGGGGATCAAGCGAGACGAGCCCAGGCTGTTGATAAGTTTCTCCTCTCAGAGAAACTCTGCCGTATTTCATCACGGAGGCTTGACTTTTATAGTGCCCATCCGGATCGGGAGGACCCTGTTATGCGAGTTATTTTCTCGCGTGCTAGGGCCCTCATCGATACGGTTCTGGGTTCGGTGGATAATGCTTTTGATCGCATTATGCAACTGAGTCGATTTGGACCTGGAATGACGATGTGCTCCACAGATTCGGCCCGTACCACGCCCTACTATAAGTTGGGCGCTGATTACTGGTCGGTTTCCGCTACCTGCCGTCCTTACGCTGACACAATGGTGCTTCAGAGTCCTGTGTGGACTCTACATCAAGGTGACATCGACTGGTCGGCGGCAACAGTGAGGCTTCCGTGGAGAATCGTTCAAAGCTGCAGAATAGCGTTCGTTCCGAAGGACGAACGTACCTTCCGAACAATAGCAATTGAACCCTTTGGAAATGTTTCGGTCCAATTGGGGGTACATGAGTACCTTACCAAAAGGCTTAAACAGTTCGCCGGAATTGATATTCACTCTCAAGAGTGGAATCAAAAGGCTGCACTTGAAGGATCCAAGAATTGGTTATCCCGAGACACTGTCTCGACGATTGACCTATCTATGGCTTCCGACTGTGTGTCGCCCGGATTAATCCGCCGGTTGGTTCGTCCACAATGGGTCGCGCTTCTCGACGATATCCGATCTCATAATTATGAGCTGGATGGTGTTGAGAGGCCTTTCTCAAAGTGGAGCTCGATGGGTAACGGTTATACCTTTGCCCTC